GTGCTGCTCATGCGGACGCCTCCTGAACCTTGGTGGCGGGAGTCCCGTCAAGCCATTCGATCTGGACATGCGGCAGGCACTCGTGCGGCTGCGAGCCGTCTTCGCAGTGAGGGCAGACCAGTAGCCCGCTCGCACGCTGAAGCTCCACGGCACAGGTGGCGCACACGTCGGCGACGTCGACGTGCTCGTGGATGCAGGCGAACGTGACGACGCCGAGCGACGGCAGCCCGCATGCGCCATAGGGGACGCCGGGACCGTTTACCTGAAGGTCGGTGTCAGAGAGAGTGCAGGACGCGCTCATGGTGTTGCTCCTGTCGTTGCTGCGGTTGGGCTTGCCGTCCCGGTGGGCGGGGCGTTCGTGCTCACGCTCGGGGTCGCCGTCACGGTCACCGGGGACGGCGGGCTGCCGGGTGTCCCGCCCGCCGTCGGGGTGACGGTCGTGGGCGTGGACGGCGCAGGAGTGCCCTCAGACGGCGCCACGCTGGACGCTGACGGCCCCGCAGGGTGATTGGCCACCACGGTGCCCAGCGTCGTTCCCGTGCCCGCAGAATTCGTTACGGCGGCGGAGAGGCTCCGGTGCAGCACGCCCGCCTCGACGCCCGTGACGGCAACCATCGCGACCACGAACACGGCCAGCGCCGCCGCCACGTAATGCCACGGCTGGGTCTTGTCCCACGGCACCCGCGCCAGGCCCGTCCGGGCGTGGTACGAGACCCGCAGGACCAGCCAGCCGCACAGGACCGACAGCACCGCACCGATCGCCGTGCCGATCACCGTGCCTTTGGTGCCTGTGTGGGCACCCAGCCAGGCACCAAGCCCGGGGACGATGACCGCGACGAGAGCGGCGGCGAGGAGAGCATCCAGGGAAAGCTTCGGGGCCGCGGTCATGCGGCCCGCCTGTCCCCGGGCCAGGACGCGGCACGCGCGTCCCAGCCGGTAAACCAGCGCCGGCCGCACACCGGGCAGCGGTAGAACGCGGTCAGCGTCCCGTCCCCCACGTGCAGAACCGTGTGCGGGAGGACAGCGGGAAGGTCGCCGGGGAAGTGATTGTCGCAGGCGTCTGCGAGGCTCGAGCGGGTCGCGATCATTAGAACGGCGGCTTGTCTTCCGTGGCCCACGGGTCAGCCTCGGCCGCCGGGCCGCTCGAGGTGGCGGGACCGCTGCGGGTAGCCCGCGCGATCTTCACCGTCGCGAACCGCAGCGACGGGGCCACATCCTCGGCCGTGACCTTCATGGACTTGCGCTTAGTGCCATCCTTCGCTTCCCACTCTTCCTGGGAGGCATTGCCGGTGACGACAACCGCGGTGCCTTTCTCGATTGAGTCGGCGACATTCTGTGCGAGCTCACCGAACGCAACACAGTCCCAGAACGTGGTGTCGGCGTCGGACCATTCGCTGGTCTGCTGGTCCTTGACCCGCCGGGACGTGACGACAGCGAACTTTGTGACCGGCTTGCCGCTGGCCGAGAATCGCAACTCGGGGTCTCTGGTCAGCCGGCCCCGAAGGGTGACGGGTGTGCTCATTTGATCGTTCTCCTGCTTCAATCGGGGACGGCCCGGAGGCCCTGGCCAGCGAGATTCAGGCCGTCGGCGACTTTCCACGGCCAGTCGTATTCGTGGGTGCCCCACATCAGTTCGCGGGGCCAGTGGCGTTCCTCGCGCGGCCCGCGCCAGGGCAGGACCGCGACGAGCCGGGCGCGGCCGTTCTCATCCGCCTCACCGAGCGGCTTGATGCCGTAACCAAACTCGGGCCAGCGCATCAGCAGGCTTGAACCGGTCGGCCGGATACTGCGGTTCGTACTGTCGCCGTGCCCGGCGTGCGCTTCGGTGATGAGCGCACATTCGACCTTGAGCCGCGCCTCATCCAGTGCGGAGACGACCGTGCGGGCAGCGGCCTCGTCGTTGGTGTCCGTGGCATGGAGCCGGTAGAACGGGCCGCACACGAGCAGGTCCGGCCGGTGCGCGGTGACCCGCTCAAGCAGCCATGCACGGTCCTCCTCGCGGGTCAGGTCGATACCCGCTGGCTTCTGAAGGATTCGCAGCGTCCCCTCCGGGACCGGTGTTCCCCGGCCGCGGGCGATCCGCTCAAGGTTGCGGAAGTGACGGCGGGATTTTCGGTCGGGGTTCTCGCAGTCGATGAACAGGACACGCTGCGGCTCCATCGGCTCCCCCGTGAACGGATGCGATCCGGCGGCGGCGCACACGGCCAGCTGGCGGATGACGACGCTTTTGCCGAGACCCTCGAAGCCGGTCCAGATGAGCCGGTCCCCGCGTTCGAGCAGTTCCGGTATCACCCAGGCGTTCGGCGGGTCAACGACGGCCAGGAACTCGTACAGGTCCGGCGCGAGGTCGGTGGCGGGTTCCTCGCCGCGCCAGGTGATCTCCATCTCGGCGAGCGTGTGCCCGGCGGCGAGGTGCTCCGAGACATCCTTCAATTCGCCGGCGGCTTCGTGGATCTCGACCGCGGCGGCGATGTCCTCAAGGCTGGCCGCTACCTGCCGGGCGTGAGCCTGGCCGGGTGAGTCCTTGTCGGCGATGATGATGACGGTTGCGTCAACGAGGTACTCGGAGTATTCGTGGCGCCACTTCCCGGCCCCGCCGGAGTTGCAGGTGGCTACGACACCTGCGGCCTCAAGCGCATGGACGTCTTTCTCGCCCTCGCAGATGTAGATGAACTCGCCGTCCTGCACCGCTTCGATGACCTTCGGAAGCCGGTACAGGACACGGCGGGTGTCACCGAGGCTCCAGCGCCAGCCGGTCTTGCGTGACCGGTCCGGGACGCGCTGCGGGAACGCCTTGTCCGCGGTACGCAGCACCTGGAACAGCAGCTCACCGGACTCATCCACGTAGTCGTAGACCGCGACCGCCTCACCGTGCGGGGTCCATTCGCCGCCGGGCTTCTGCTGCTCGTCACGCGGCGCGCACAGGTCAGCCCACGTGAGCCCAAGTTTGGCGAGGATGTCCGTTGGCTCGCAGCCCGCCTTGCAGTCCAGCACCACCGGCTGGGTGGTCCCGACGGCGACGCTCAGCGAGGGTTTGCTGTCCTCGTGGGCGGGGCAGCACACATCGAATCCGTTGGCGGTCTTGCGGATCTGGCCTAGCTCGCTGAATTTCGGCAGCAGCACTTCACGGAGCACGTCAGCCTGGGCGCTCATCAGTTGTCCCATGGGGAGTTTGAGTAACCGGGACCGGGTGTGTCGCTGGAGTCGTCCTCGTGCTGCTCAAGCCAGCACTCGCCGTTCAGCCACGTGCCGGGATGCTTGGTGTATTCGATGTCCCGCGACTTGCGGCGCCGGTCATCGCGGTAGCGCTCGGCTCCGAGAATGATCTCTTTCGGGTCGACGCCGCGCTTGACGACGGCGGTCTTGTACGCCTTGCGGGCTTGGCCCTTGGCGACCTTGCGCGGGTAGACATCCCAGAACGCGCAGAAGTCCGGGTCGCTGTCTGAACCAGGTTCGATCCGCTTCCCGGCCGGCTCCTGCCGACCAAGAGGGTTTATTACCTCTGACTCTGTCTCTGACTCTGACTCTGTCTCTGTGGACTCAGACCGTTTCAGTACAGAGAGACGGTCTGAGTCCGGAGGTGGATCAGAATTTCGATCAGTATTCTGATCTCTACTTCGATCAGTAGTCTGATCAGTAGTCTGATCCTCTTTGCGGCACCATTCGCATGCCGGGTCGGGGATCTCAGTCTCAACATGCCAGCGGCGATGGTTGGCCAGCCGGGCGCCGCGGGACTTGGCGCGCGACTTCCGCTCAATGGCCTCACGGCTCGGGTTGCGCTTGAGCCAGCCGGTCACCAAGTACCCGTCTGCGACCTGCTTGCACAGGCCAACGGCTACCAGGTATCCGGCCTGCCGCTTGCCGATGGCTTCTGGGTCCGGATAACACAGCAGCCCGATCTGCTCGGCGGGCACGGAACCATCTGACTTGTTTTCCTTGCAGTAGAGAAGCATCTGGGCATAGAGGTCACGCGCCGGGCGGGCCTCACGCCCGTAGCGGATGAGGGCGCGGACCTTCCGGTTGTCGGGAAAGTTCACCGACAACTGGATGTGGAGTTCCCCCGCAGGCACCTACGCCGCCGATCCGGTCGGACCGTTGTCGCGCTTGACGAATCGGGCTGAGAGCGCGGCCTCGCACGCCTCTCGGATCCGGTCCTCGCCCTGGCCGCCGAAGTAGTCTGGGCACTCATCCTCAGCGAATCTGGCGCCGAAGCGGCCGGGGAACGCGAGGTCGAAGTGGTGGCCGCTCGGGCATGGCCGCCATTCCTGCGTGTCGTCTTCCCAGCCGCCCTTGAGCGGGTTGTCCTGGGTGTCGTCCCCGCCGTAGATGTGGGGCCTGCTGTGAATAGAAGGCACCCCTGTGATCAGGAGGGCGCGCGAGGGCTGCGGGCGTTGCGTTACGAACCGCTGAAACTTGGCTACACCCTCAGGGTCTTCCCACCAGTTGGGTTTGACCTCGGCCCAGATGTTGCCGAGTGGGGCGAAGATCAGGAAGTCGGGCAGATACCACTCGCCGTCGGTGTTGAAGCCCTGCGCCTCGTACTCCCACTTCAGTCCGAGATGGTCGAAGAAGATCGCCCATCTAGCTTCAGCGCGGGACCTGAAGATCAGCCCACCGTGAGGAGTGGGGATGGAGTTGCGTGTCACGGCCGATACCGACTTTCCGGCTCAGGATTCCGATGGGTTGGCGGGCTTGCATGGTGGTGCGATGACGACTCTAGTTGCAATCCCGATCGTTACGCAACCTGCAACCAGAATCGCTATCCTGAATCGCGACGTGTTAAGCTATCCGGGTCGTGACCTTGCATCGCAACCGCGATACCCATCACAATGAAGGCGTGGATGACGACGTGCAGAAAGAACTGGACGAGCTGGCGGAGATCGCCAAGCGCATAGTCCGGCGTGACGCCGCCAACGAGCGGGACCGCGCCGAGATCCGTGAGCGGCTTCCCGGGCTGCGCGAGAAGGATGTTGGCCCGGCCGACCTTGAGCGCGCCATCCAGCACGTTTTCGTTGCGGGCACGATCTCCCGGTGGACAAAGGACTATGCCCCCGGTGGCAAGAAGCACGGCTCGGCGACCCGGCGCACCACGTAGCCTTAGCACGCCTCCTCCTCGCTGCGTTCGCACTCCAGTTCGGTGTCTTCCGGCGTTTCCGCGCACTCGTCAGTGACAGTGAGCCGCCGGGCCCCGCGAGCACCCCAATAGATCATTTCGGCGCACCCGTCATCGCTGATTACCGTGACCGTCATGCTGTGGATGGTGTCTTCGCCGGCGAGTTCGCGGTACACGCCGCAGATGGCGTCCATGAGGGTGTTGAAGCGGCTGTCACGGCTGCCGGGCAGGATGGACCGCGGCCATTCCCGGGCGCTCACGCGGCCTTCTCCCGTCCGCACGCCGAGCAGATGAACCCGGCCGGGGGTTTCCCGTCACATTGGATGCATTCCGGTTCGGCGCATGCGTCAGCCAGGGACAGCCCGAGCGCGGCGGTGACTGTGAGGGCACTGCTCAGTGCCGTATCGCGGCCTTTCTCGATGCGTATGACGGTGGATGTGGCGACGTTGCTTTTGCCGCTTAGTTCCCGGAGGCTCCAGCCGCGGCGTTCCCGTTCCCGTTTGATCCGCTGGCCGAACGCGGCCGGGACGCTATTTGATCGCAATGTCATGCGGCCTCCTGTGCTTCTGTGCGGGCCAGCAGGAGATGCAGGGCCATCGCCGCCTGGGCCGGGACGACTCCATTCCCCAATGCCTTCAGCTGGGCGTTGCGGGACAGGCCGGGGACACCGGTCACCCAGCCTTCGGGTAGACCCATGAGCCACTCCACGAAAGCCGGACTCAGGCGCTGTCCTGTTCGTCCAGGCTCAGTTGGCGGTGGGGCTGACC